AATGAATTAACAAGTGGGGCTAGTAGTGACAAAGTTCAGCCGATAACATTCCAGTTATTCGCTCGCGCTGGTCCGGATTTTGAATTTGGTATTCCCTCAATGATAAATTCGAACAAGTTGGTGTTTGACACTACCCAGTCTAAATTTGAAGAGCACGATCACGAGCGCAAATTTAGCCCACAAATTAATGAGTCTCTAACTGTAGAGTCATTACGAGCAGCCAAATATGAAGTATTCGGGCCAGAAACACAAAAACGTAGGGATAACGTTAATGTGCAAAGCATTATTATATCGTTTAAACAAATGTTAAATATGCTTTCTCCGATGCGATTATTAGAATATACCGAAGTGACTGATGTGTCTTATTATTTTGACTTCACGAAGAAGATCACGCCCCAATTAATAAATGAGGTTTTCTTTTTTAGAGTGATGGCATTATTTAGATACTATCGAGGGTCTTTTCGTATAGTAGTGTTGCCATTTGTTTCGACAGTTGCAACTACGTTTGCACAATATCGAACAAATTCTGATGTCGAGGTCTTTACTGAACGAAATAACGTTTCGAAGTTTTCGACCATTGAGATGTCTCAAGGCTTGACTTATCACAGTCGAACAGATTTAGCACCTGTTGACATAGTTTTGCCGTGGAACGATATCTTTGATAGACGCTTGGTAAATGTTGTATTACAAAGTGATCAATCGAAGAATAGTAGATCTCAAACTGCTACTGTCCTTTTACCACAATATAAAGGCAGCGTTCTTGTGAGTATCTCTGGAGGTGATGATTTATCCATTGGATTTTTATTACCGCCACCAAGATGTGTTATACCCACATCTGAATCGAATGCGGATCCGATTTTTCGCTTACCAAGCGATAATGTTCGCAATTCGGTGATGACGCCTAGTTATACAGGCTTAATAACTAGTCGTCGCTAATTTTAGCCTTGCTATTGGGGCATTTTTTAAGAAAAATAATAAAACAAGACCTTGTTGAAAAGGTATCAAATGCTTCGGCATGTTGATAATATTTAGTGAGATATAAGTTGAATGAAGTGATATCTCACGTGGAGTATGTATTGATTATGCCGAAAGGCGTGAAATTTACATATAACTGACAATAATTAGAAATAGTTAGACAAACTTATACCAAAGTGAAGGTTTTTATCGTCATGGAGCTTAAGTTTATATGGTGTAATTCCATATTATTTCTTGTACAGCCATTTAAAATAAATGGTGACGAGTTTCTGTAAGTCTTCTCGTCATAATTGTACATGACTTTCTGTC